CCAAAAGTGACTCGCCAAATAAGTGTGCTAGTATACTATTACCTAGCACACTTGCCGCCACCAATGGCGCATAATCTCCGTCAACAGGTCTCAAGATGGTGTTTCACCATAAACAACTACACCGACGAGGACATAACTCGGCTCGATGCACTCAACGTCAAGTACCTCGTGTATGGGAAAGAAGTCGGTCAACAGGGCACTCCTCATCTTCAAGGCTTTGTCGTGTTTCATCGCACCCATCCTCTCTCAACCGCTCAACGTCTCTTGTGTCCCCGTGCGCACCTCGAAGTCACGCGCGGAACGAACCAGCAGGCCGCCGACTATTGCAAGAAAGATGGAAACTTTACCGAAAGAGGCGAGCTTACCGGACGCTCCGGCCATCGCACCGACTGGGATCGATTCACGGACTTTATTCTCGAGTTGGGAAGACTTCCTACAGAAAGAGAACTTATCCTACACAACCCCGGTCTCTTCGCTCGCTACGCCCGTCGCTGCACCCAAATTGCCAGAGCCTTACTCCCGGAGCCAAATCTTGTTAACGACGCCACCCCCCGTTTCGGTTGGCAAACAAGGGTTTCCGGATTGGTACAAAGCGATATTCCACCAAGCGACAGAACCATCTACTTCGTCGTAGATCCAGATGGTAATTCGGGTAAGTCTTGGATTTGCCGTTGGGCAATCTCTAAATTCCCCGATAAAGTTCAGGTTTTGAAAATTGGTAAACGTGATGATTTAGCGTACGCGATAGATGAAACCAAACGAGTCTTTCTTTTTGATGTCCCCCGCGAACAGATGCAGTTTCTTCAATATTCGATCCTGGAAATGTTGAAGGACAGGATGATCTTCTCTCCGAAGTACGAGAGTGGTATGAAGATCTTACCGGTCTCAGTCCAAGTCATAGTATTTTCTAACGAGCAACCCAACACAGAGGCACTCACAGGAGACAGGTACCAGATAATCAACGTAACATCGGATAACTAAGTAACTAAAAGATTTAACACCGACGTAACTATAAGACTTCTAACTAGATAGGATATAGGGTGGGTGGGTGGGTCTCTACTGGCGCGGATCTTTAAAGAAGCACGTGATCTGTTGATTCATGGTTGCCACTCCCGTCTGTACCGTCTGTCCGGCTGCCGCCATAGTTGTATCCAACCAAAAGACCCAAAACAAAGAAGCCTCTGGAACACTACTCTGGTCCGAATAGGGTATATGTCTTTTAAGGGAGAAATAGCGGTTAATAACTCGCTCACGTCCCATAGTGTTGACATTCCCTGCTAACCAATTAGTGGAATTCAAAAAAACCTTCCTATGCGTAAGCACTTTAAATTTGTCAGGATTTAACCCAGCAAAATTAAACGTCATGCCTGCTTGTAGAGTACTGAAGTCTACATCTCTCAATGTTCCCGCGTCTCTGAAGAAATTTGTAATTGTGACGCTTGCCGCCTGTTTCGGCGAAATAAGCGCGTAATTCAAACACAAGCGCTCCGTCGTAGTTAATTCGTTACGAATAACAAACGTAATCTTAAAACCGCGCACATTCGCTCTATCTCTTAAACGATAGTTGTCTTGCGTGCCTTGGTCTATTTCCAACAGATTTGTGAAATAAATGGTTCTTGTATTTACGGTTCCTACAGCATTGGTCATCCGTTCCGTCTTACATAATCCGAACGTCGCCGCCTCGCCAACTCCCTTTCTTGGGTTTTCCCGCTTTCTTTTGCGATATCCTCGCCAAGCACGACCGATCTTACGCGCCGCGCCCATCATCTTCGCGCGGTTATTCCATGCAAACCTAAGTGCAGCAACGCGTGGGTCAGCACTTCCCATCCGGCGCGCACGCGCCAAGGCCATTCCCGCCATACGGACACTAGCAGGAGTTCGTCTAGATAACATCGCTAAAACCAATCAATATGATCATAAAAATCGCTAGTCGCCAAAAGTGACTCGCCAAATAAGTGTGCTAGTATACTATTACCTAGCACACTTGCCGCCACCAATGGCGCATAATCTCCGTCAACAGGTCTCAAGATGGTGTTTCACCATAAACAACTACA